TAATTTTTTTGTACTGCCAATGCCTTTGTGTATGTTTTATTCCCGGCAAGATACCCGAAAAACATTCCTACATAGGTTATGGCTGTGCTGATAAGGTCAATGAATCGTGACAGTATCGGTGTGATAACTGTCAGAATCGGACTGAAAGCTGTAGCAAATGCATTTTGCAATCTTACAAGACTTCCCCACAAAGTAGATATATTTGCGTTTGTGGTTTTGGAATATTGAGCAAGATTATTGAATCCACCTATTATTCCTTGTGTAAGAGCACTAAGAATTCGAAAAACACCGCTAAACAATAGAGACATCGTAAGCATTCTTCCGATACTCATTCTTGCTGATCCGGCTGATTTACTTGTATCTTTAAAGGATTTGCTTAATTTTGAATTTGAATTCGCTGTTTTGTTATTCGCACTGTTTACACCAAAAAGTTTCTCCTTCAAAGAGGCCAAACCAGTACCGTAACTTGCAAGTTTGCTTTTAATGCCAGAATACGATGTGTTTAATCGGTTCTGCATATCAGCGAGTCTTCTTTCTGCACTCGCAAGTCTTTCCATGTCTGCCTGTGCTTCTTTGGTGTTCACACCAGTCGAAAAAGCTTTTCCAGACACTTCCAGATCAACAAGCTCCGACCGTGCATACTTGATCGTGTTTGCAAGTTCATCTATGTCGTACTGCATTTTTTTATATGTAGAAGTGTTCTTTTTTTCTCCGTTTGCTATAAAGCGTTCCTGTGATGCTGTAAGCTGATTGAGTTTTGCTTCTGCTTTTGAAATTTGGTCGGATATTTCCTTATATTCCGTGGTTGGGATGCGCTGATTTGCATAGGATGCTACCTTTTGCCGTAACGATTCTACCTTTTGCTCTTGTGCGATGTATTCGTTATTCAGTTTTGCAAAAGCATCTATCTGCTTGTTGATGGCGTTTTTTGCAGACATCCCTAAATTATCCACCCTGTTTGCTGCTCTTCGCAATCCGGCTTCAATTTCTTGTGTGCCCGCCTTTATGCCATCAGTTCTGATTTTTGTGTTAATAACAATACTTCCATCTTCTGTCATGTATTGTCCTTTCTACCGCTAAATATTTGCGGTCAGCGGGTATCTCCACATGATACCCGGTTAATTATTTACGAGTCCGAATACTCTTCTTAATTCTTCTTTTTCTTCTTCGCTTCGCTCTGGTGTCGCTTTAAGGTCAACAAGTTCTTTGTTGCTAGAATAGAATTCTTTTTCCCAACTATCCAATTTCTTCCCTTTCGAGACTTTTTCACGAATGTTAGTGATAGTGCTGAACAGAGATTCTCCAATCTCCATAAAAAGTCCCATGAATGTCCACCAATGTAAGTACTCTTTCTCACGAATATCCTCATGTGCCACTTTATTAATGGCCGGAATCAGAATCTTTGCATCTTTTTTCCAATCCATAAGTTGCGGTTTTTTCTTATCTCCCTTAAATCCGCAGTCGATAAACTCTTTCGCCGTCTTTAAAGCTTCTTCCCAGTCTTCCGTTGGAAGATTATCAAAGTCTTTATAGAATATAGCCAGAATCGTTGTGTATATCTCCAAGTTTTTTTCTTCCTCTGACATTCCGGCTACTATATCGGGATCATTAATAGCACAAAGAATATCTAACACGGCTCTGTAATCTGAGCGTATTCGATATTCTTTGCCGTTTACTTTAACAGATTTCGGAAGTTTCCAGACATCCATTAGTTGTGGTACTTGGCCACGTACTTATTTACACGGCGCTGTACCTTTGTTACGTTTGTGTTCAATTTTGTTTCAATGACTTTTGCAACACTGTCAATTACAATTTCGAGGAAAATTCTTCCATCATCCATTGGAGAAAACGGTCCGAGAACCTGGAAAAACGCTTTTTCTGCATCTCCATTAATCAGATAAGACATTTTCTCTGCAATTTCCTTTTCTGCTTTTCTGGCAGCTTCAATGCTGTCATCTTCCGGCATCTTGTAATTTTTCCAAAATCGAACGACTTCTTCGTATCTGTCAACAATGTTAGTGTCAGTCGGTGCGAACACTATACTTCCAAGAGTTTCACCAAACTGGTTTTTGATCGGAATTTTGACTCGGCCATCATTTATCTTAATAACCAGTTCGCTATCATTTCTTTTTTTTGGTAACTTGTTGCTCATATTATTCCTCCTGTTAATAAAGCGTTACAGTACTTCTTTTCCTGTAGAAAGACTATGTGGAATTGCTCCGGCTGTAAATTCTGGGTTTCCAGAAGCGAGCGAAGTGGCACTTACATATCCCTCTGTTCTCTTACCGTCAGAAGATACTTTAAACGGAATGTTTACGCCAGATGTATCTCCACCATAAGACTGAGGTTTTACCATAACCTCTTCGACATATGCAAGGTGGTTTTCCGCACTTGTATCTTCCACAAGGACTTCCAACATAAGTGTTTTGCAGTCCGCTCCTTTCAATCGTTTCATTGCAATATCCCTAATCTTCGGATACAGCTTTTTGTCCGGGTTTGCATAGTATGTATCTGCATCCATAGACGGTTCATATCCATTATCTGTTGTTTTTGTCTGACCAAGAATGTTCTTCTTCGTCTCTGTATCCGGGTTCAGATCAACCGACATATCGTCAATGTCATCACCAAGAATTTCCCACGTAGCACTTGCTACTGCCTGTTTGAAACTATAGTCCAGATAATGTGCGAGTGCTTCTCTACTAAGATTTCCCATATTATAATCCTTTCTACCGTTAGCTTTTTACGGTCAGCGAACATCTCTAATTGATGTCCGGTTAATTAGTTCTTATGAATACATTTCTGTATTTAAGAGACATACTAATCACCCAGTCTTGCACATTGTTTTCGTAAGTTTTGTCAAGGTATGATGGTGTGATTCTTGTAATCTCTTCTATTTTTCGTTCTTCTGTAAGTGTTGGGTAAGATGTAAGCCTATGCTTTTCGCCATCAATCACGACTGTTTGTCGTTCCAGCCATTTACCTACACTATCAAGAAATTCCTTGATATCCGCTTTCATATTCGGAGAATCACGGGATGTCCTGTACACGATATAAAATGGGTAGTTGCAAAGCTGATTCACCTTGCCTGTTACCGATTTTTTCTCCTGTGCAATCACCGCACCGGATACCGGATAGAACGCCATTCCATCATCTTCTTTCAGAGTGGAGAATTTAAACACTTCTCCGGTTTCCAATCCAGGATACTTATTCAGCAAATCTTTAAGTGCATTTGTTACAATGTCGTATCCGTCAACATCGTATTTCACTGTTTTTTTACTATCCACCGCCTGCACGTTTCTTCACTCCTTTTACCCATGTATCACCAAATTCATCTTTAGCAGCATCAAACCAATGGTCTGTTGCAAAAGGATTTGGCACTTTCGAAAACTGGATATCACGGTCTGTCACGATCTTTTTTGCTTTTGGTCTCGCCCACGGTGAACCTGTTTCCTGGTCTACCATGACTTTTCCCATGTACAAAAATCTTGCGTAAGGGCCATATCCGGCATAAACCTTTCCACTACCTTTCAAGGCTTCGTTCTGCGTATTGGTTGTATCAATCAGCATCCCGTCTCTTTGTGGAATATACTTTTTTGTGCCTGTCCATACCTGTTCATCTAACCAAAGTTGAGCGTCTTGGAATTGCTTTTCGAATCGGTCAAGATTCACATTCACTTTGATGTCAGCTTCAACTATCGAGACGTTCGGAAAATGGAACATTCTACTACGTGCCATTTACTTTCCCCCTATCTCAAAATGCGGGATAAGTGTGTATGTTCCGACATTGGTGATTAAGAATACATTGTCGTGATTTTTATTCATGTAATCATAAAAACCACCGTCTCTCCGGCTCTGATAGTCTTCATCCGATATCAGTCTTTCGTCATATTCGCCCTCAATGAAAAAGTCACTGCTTGCAAATGTGATGGTATGTCCAAGCGTATCGTTAATTTGTTTCGCCCATTTTTTAGGCTCAAGATACTTTTTGCCAGATACTACTTTTTCAGCGGATACCATGCGATACAGAACATGGAGCGTTGCCGTGTCAGCCGTATCAAGTCCTGTCTTTTCGATGTTTGCGGATTTATCAACAATGAGTTGAACACCTTTAATTACGGTCGGATACCAAAATATTTCATCCTTTTGATTCACATATTTGTTGAATACAGTTATAGTTTTGTCATACATTGGTATCACCTCTCGTTAATAAAACTTCTTACCGCATTTTTCGCACTTCCATATGTGCCTTGTTTCTTTTATTCCGTTTCCGATATCTTCCAGATACGTTCCGGCATGGATTTTCTTTTTGTGTTTGCAAAATAATCTTTTAATAATTCCCATTGTTCAAATCCCTCTATATAGCAAGTACACTCCGTTATCATCAGTAACGTTAAAAAGATAGCTAACCGCTGCTTCAAGAAGTATTCTTTTCTCTTCTTGCACATTTGTAGCTGCTATAGTATACCGATTGTTCTGACTATTCCCATTAGCGTAAGATATGCTTTCGTTCCCCGAAGAAACAGAAGAGACGGCCTTGTTTACGACCGTCCCATCTTCTCTCTGTATGGTTCCTATGGCATCCATAGAAGCTTTTTTAGCTTGCTCTATCTTATACATTACATCAGCTACTGCACATACAGCTTTTTGAACTTTTGTTTCTGCTCGCTCATTTTCTGGAAGTCCATCGACAAGACGATTCATCGTGTAGTTGTCTACGCAGTCACTGGCTCGCTCTACATATTCACGAAATTCGCTTTCCGGAATTGTTTTTCCAAAAAATTTTTTTGTATAAAACTTATAATCTGTGTACGCCATAGTGTTTCACCTAATTTTCCTGTTTACTAGAATTTGATTTGGCTTTAGTTTTTCCAACTGAAATTTCTTTATATTTTTGTGGATTGTTCTCCATCAACTGAGCACTCATTTCATGCTCAGTTGATAAGATTCTTCCTGTTTCCAAGTCTTCAAACCGTCTCATGCTTACTCACCTTTCTTGTTTTTAAAGATAAGGTCCGGCATTACAGATTTTGTTCCGTAATGGTAGAAGAGTTCAATGCCATATGCTTCTGAAAGAGGAATCTTCTCAGCACTGTATGGTGTGGATTTAACAGGCTGCGCGATAGCTCCATCCACCATCACGATCACATCAACGTCTGTCGGCATGTGCACGCATGAAAATGTTTTTACGCCATGATAAGCGTAGAACTCTTCGTCAGCCACGCCAACACCCGGAACTGTAACTTTGTCCAGATATGTGCGGATTTTTCCGTAGAATTTCGGTGTACAAATCATGTTCATCATAGAACGTGGTACTCCGTCCACATATTCATTCTTAGTAGTTTCGCACTGCTGAATCATGGTTTCGGCCTGTTCCTCAATAGCTGTAATACCTGTCAGATCAACTTCTGTCGCATCTGTTCCGGCAACTTTGAAGAACTCAGTGTCGAGTTCTGCGATCATTCTAAGCGCATGGTTTGCTGTTCTTTTTGCAATAAGTCCCTCTACTCCGAGAAGAGATACGTCTTTCTGTTCAACCTCTTCTACAATTTCCTTATCTACATTAATCGGAATCGTAACCGGCTTTCCTTTTACTCCATCACCTTTAGCTGCGCCTCTGGCAGTTCCGTAATTCTTAGATGTCGCATTTGCAAATCTTTTTGCTTCTACAGTTCCGGCTGACGGATCACCGGAAAGTTCGGTATTCTTCATTTTCCCAGAAATAGTGTTCTTCTGGACGTTTTCAATGACCTTTCCGTACTCTTCTGCAAGAAGCATTTTTCCGGTTGGGTCAAGTAACATGTTTAACGATGTAATTCTTGTTTCTGCCATTTTTGTTCTCCTTTAATTCTTTAAGGTCAACGACTATCCTCTATCGATAGCCGGTTTACAGTATGGTTTTACCAAACAGTTCCAGGAACAAACGGCTCTGCTTTCTGTTCACTTCCACCTTTTTCTGTAGGTGTCGTAAATACCGGTGGTGTCTTACCATCCGTCACAAAAGCATCTTTCTGAGATTCTTTCAGTTCTTTCATGTAATCATCAAGGCCGAGAATCTTTTCGCCCTCACGTTTCAAACCCTTGTCTTTAATCATGTTAATGATTCCTGTTTTGGCAAAATCAGAACTGAATTTCTCGCCCGCAAGAGCCTTTGTCAGAACGTCATTGAAGTCTCTTTCTTCAATCTTCTGGTTGTACTCTTTTTCGCTGGCTTCAAGCTTGTCTTTCCATTCTTTTTCTGCGTTCTCGGCTTTCGTCTTCCACTCATCACGTTCTCTTGTAATCGCATCGAAGTCTTTTCCCTCGAACCCGTCCAAAGTCTCTTTCGCTGTTTCATACTGTGTTTTAAAGTTGTCACGTTCCTGTGTCAGAGTTTCTACTTTTCGTGTCTGCTTATCATAGTCAGATACGCTTTTGTAATTCTCTTTCACTGCATCTTCGATTGTCTTTTTCTGCTCATCTGTAATTTCAAGACCAGCATCCTTGATAATCTGAATAATATTTTTCATGTTGCATATCCTCCTCAACGTCTCTTATTAACCGCTTCGTCTGCGGTAGGGATTCAGACAGATGAACCTCTGTCGGGGTAATCGGGACACACGGAATCGAACCGTGGACATAAGTCTTTTTTTAAAAGAGATGATTGTGACTTTTGTTCTACCATTGAACTATATCCCGTTAGTGGTTGGTGTAAGTGTTCCCTCTATACAGTTCCAACCACTGTTACGGCTATTTGACGGTCAATCTGCATATTGTTCCGTAACTAACTCTATACAGAAAAAGGATAGCCGGACATGAATCCAAGCACCATACTGTGCACTATCCTTTGCGGAATAAAAATTTATCATATTATATCTTTAGGAGGTAACATAAGATGACGATTCCCCAAGTCCGCAACCTTAGGGGAAAGCCTAACGGGCGTTTGACCGCCCTTTAATCAGCATTCCGCTATTAGGCTTTATTGAAAGGAGGTGTATCAAGCAAGAAAAGAAAATGTCCTATGTGATTCACCGTATATATCGTAACATTAATATATATAGTACTCCGTACCCATGTTTTTACATTTCCGCAAGCTTCTTGATTTGCCTTTGAATCTCTTTCCGTTCTTCTGCAAAATCTGAATCCATCACCATAGAGGAAAGCATGTCGTACACTTCTACCATAAGTTTCCCGACACTTTCCATCAGTTTGTCTCTGTGTGCTTGATCTCCGTTCTGCTGATACATCTCTTTCGCCATAATGTACTGGTCGTATAGCGCATCAATGTTTTTATCGTACTTTCCGTTACTGTATTTCTTGATAAGGTTTTCCGATGCATCCGCAATCATCCCCGGTACGCTTTCGCATTCCAAAGATTTCATATTACACAATGTAGATGTAATCATGTACATTGCCTGTAAGTTAGACATATTTAAGTCTTTCTTTGCAGATGCTTTCTCGCGTTCAAGCTGTTCTTCCAAAATCTTTTTGATCTCGCTCATTTATTACACCTCGATTCCTTTCATTTTCTTTTTGTATTTGTCGTGAATCTCCGATTGAATTTCTGTGATGTATACCATGTCGTATCCGGTAGATATGAGGTCGTTAATCATACATTCTACAGTTTTTAATTCTTCGCTTACATCCTCTACCAGACATTCCACAAACATAGCATCAGCCACATGGCCGTTTTCTCTTAGCGTGTGTGCGTACTGTTCGTACACTTCCTTTGTTTCGGATTCCCAATTGTGATACTCGACAAATCCATCTTCTACGGCTTTCTGCTTCGTGCTTTTCCCAACGCTTAACCGTTTGGCCGTTCGCCACGCATCCGGGATAACATTCACTTTTCCATCAAATACATCATCAATAAGCTGATTGTGATGGTTTATAAAATATCGGCACACTTTCCTACGTTCCAAGCTTTCCGCAATGTGCTGGTACTCATGCATCCGCTTAAATCCTTTTAAGCCGAGAAAATCGAAGTAGTCCGCAAACTGCCCGTGCATCATGACAGCTCCGATAAACCGTTCATTTATTTCGGCAAAGATTTCTTTCGGAGTTTTGACATCTAGGTTGCTTTTAAAATCAATCATAGAAACTCACCCCTTTTCTATGAGAGCTTTTTAATGATGATATTCGCATCCTTAACCAATGTTTCGACTGTGCCAACGTTGCCAACCGATATAGTGACGCTACTTCCGGCCGGAACTGCAATCAATGTAGCTGCACCGACATTCTGATACACATTTGCCGTTGCTACTGTATAGTCCATTTCTGTACCGGAAATCGGTTCGCCGTTCTGCTTGATAGATAACGCTACTGCGCCTATTGCAGATGCCGTAACGTTTCCGTTAAACTCGACTTCGACCGCCATCGGCAGATTCCCACGGTTTGTGATTTCAAAAAGCCCACTGCCGTTGTCATGTGCAAGCCACCCTGTGTTACAAGCACATCTACGGCTTTTCACTCTTGTTTCTGTAAATAATACATTCTGATTTGTTGCTACTGTCTGAGCATTTTTAGCAATAGAATTTAACATATTTTTTCTCCTTTCTTAAAAAAGAGAGCAAGCGCATGCCTACTCTCTTTGATGTTCGCAAGACTACTTTTTCGTAGATATGGATTCTTCCAACATGCTTATAATTTTGTTTTGGTTTTCAATTATTTTTAAAAAATACTTACTGTCTTGCTCATGCAAGTGTTTTTCGATGTCAGAATTACTTGCTTGTGATAGATCACTGTTAAAATTCGCTATCTGCAAAGCAACTCCGTACACTGTAAGGAAGTCAAGTAGTGATATATCGTTCACTTACATCACATTCCCACTTGCACAGCAGCCATTGCCAAATGCGTTATACGCAAAGTATGGGCTGCAAGACATATAAGCCGGTTTTGGTGTCGGTCTCACTGCATCAATAATGTTATTGGTCTGTGAAACCTGTGAAATCTGCCAGTATGCTGTCTGCAAATCTCTGTCACGATCAGCAAGCTTATCTCTCAAGTTCTGAATCGTGTTATCCTGGATTAACTGGCGTGTAGCCTGTCCATCTGCCAAGATGCTTTCTTTAATATCACAGCAACACTGTGCCATCTGTGCCTGCATGCTCTGTGCCTGTAATGCTGCATCATATCTACTCTGTAAGATCTCTTTCTGTGTGTTGCAGCAACACTGAGCCTGCTGAGCCTGTAAGTTCTGCAAGCCAAGCTGTGTGGTATAGCGGTTCTCTAATACGTCTCTCTGTGTCTCGCAAGCTGTGTTAGACACATTCTGATTTGTGTTAAAGATATCTCTTTTCACGAATTCGTCAGAGATAAAAGCGTTCTGTGCTCCGTTGTTGTTTCCCCATCCGTTACCGCAAAACAGGAAAGCAAGAATGATGATCCAGAACCATCCACCGTCACCCCACATGTTTCCATCGTTGTTTCTTGTGACTGCTGCTACATCGGCAGCACTAAGTGTGTTTAATCCCTCGTTCATGTTGGTTCTCCTTTTCTTTTATTTATCAAGACGTGTGCACTCCGTCCGGATATCACTTTATTTTATTAATAATGTCGTTTGGGTTCATGCCATTTTGCTGGCACATCTCCATAAATACATCTTTCGGGTTTCTTCCTTGGCACATATCCATAGCCTTTTTGATGTTCGGGTTGCTCTGCGCCATATTCTGCAACATTGCTCCGGGATTCTGTGAATTTTGCATCATCCCCATCATTCTTTGAATCATTCCGAATGGACTGTTGCCACCCGGCATACCGCCAATCATTCCCATTAACGGATTACTCATGTGTCAGCTCCCCTTTCTGTTCTTCCGGCTGAGGTTTCAATGTATCCAGTAATTTGTTGAATTCTTCTCTTGTCACATATCGGTTGTCCATGTTTTCTGCTACAGGTTGCGGATTGTTCGACTGTACCTCGTGGAATTCAAAAGCCTTAAACGTCACACTTCCCACACCGTCTACAGATTTCACATAGAAGTACGGTGCGTTGTTGTCCATCATCCAAGCCATAGTTCCCGGCTGTACAATCTGATTCTTTGCCCCGTCAATTCCGGTTACCTGTATCCAGTTTACATTCGGCTGTGGCTGTGCCTTGTATTGCTGTTGAGCCTGTGATAAGTTGTCTATTCGCTGTCGTAATGCCATCTGGTCTTGCATATAAGCATCCTGTGGCATGTACGATGTATATGGCATATATGGATTCATACTCATACCTCCTGTAAATTAGTATTTGTTGTTCTCTATGCTTTCATTTTACGCATAAAAAAGAGACCTTAACAGTTCGTTAAAGTCTCTAAAAAGTATCACTTATTATTTTTCGTTCTTTCCAAGAACATTTCTTTCAATGCGATCTTCTGTTCTACGATTCATCCACATAAGAGCTTCCTCAATATGAGTAAGTGCACAAGCATTTTCTCTTGACGAAAACGGTCCTGCCTGAAAAGCCTTTAAGCGATCGCGGACAATTTCCAGTAAATCTGTGTCGATTACACCGTGAAGCGAATCTTTTTCTTTTCGTGGTCCGCACTGCATCTGCAATGTAAGAAGCAGATTCTCTGGTTCCGCTCTTAACGATGTGTCATCATCTTCAAGCGTTGCTGTTCCAGCCTTGTACACACAATATAAGTGGTTAGCACCACCTGGACCGATTTCATCTACGGCAAATACATCATTTAATTTTTCTCTTTTCTGGATTGTTGATAATTTTTTCATGTTTTTATTCCTCCACTAACTCAAATCTATACTTCTGCTTCACATCCGGGTATTTCTTCCTGTCTACTTTGCTAACAAACATTCCGTAAGGTCTGCACCACACACCATTAGAACATTCGTAAACTACCTTGAACTGTCCCGGCATTTCGCTATCCTGTGCAATATACAGGACTTTTACTGTCTCGCCCTTGAAGTGCCTGTACACCTGTCCGGGTTCAACTTTTCTATTGCTCACTGTCGGCGGTTCATTGTTGAAATACTTCTCACATTCTGCCAAATCACAGTTCTCTTTCATGATCGGATGTTTTTCATCCAACTTCTTAATCTCTGCTTTTTGTACGTGAATGTGCTGTCCTACAAGCGGAAATCCACAGCCATAAAGCATTTTCGCCTTAATGTGGTGTGGTTCAAGTCTTCCTGTCGGGTCTATGAGATATCCACTTATTTTAAAAATCTTAGGTATCATATAATCACCTCTCCAATCTTATGATCGTGTGAAATTCTTTTTCAGATAAGGCACTTTCAGTCACGAGCCAAAGGCTATCGTCAGCAATATTCCTAGAAACATATACTTTGAATAAAAGTCCAGAAACAATAACATTTTGGCATTTATTTGTCATTGACAAACCATCAAGACTTTTTTTAGGGATAGCAAACGACAGCGTATATGTACTTTCTGCCCCGGTTAAGAGTTTTTTATAGTCCATGTGCTCAGAAATAATTGTTTCCCCAGTAGAATAAAATTTTATATTCCAACCAATACGGTTTTTGAGATCAATCATTGCATCTGCCGTCATGTTCGGCGTTTCATCGACTACCGTTTCCTCTGCCGGATACATTTCCCAATCTTCCGCAAGCATATCTTCTTGTGTTGGTGTCCAGTTTGGCTGAAAGATTCCTTTTCGTGTGTAACTCATAATGCAGTCCGAAAAACATTCTTCTTCTGGTAGAATTGCAAGAAACGTATTCGTTGTTAAACCTTTGTTTTTTCCAATAAAAATAAACTGTTTTCTCCCATTAAAAAAGTTTTCTTTCCATACATTGCGTGTAACTTTCTTTCCTTTTTTCATGCATTTTATGGCTTCTCCGAAGTTCATGCCTATACCACCCTTTCGATCTTATCATTTACTCTTCTACTCAATCTCTTGACCGTAGACACACTCACATTCATTTCTTCCGCACAGTCCTCTAAAGGCATAGCTTTAGCACGTAGCCGGAACAGTTTTAATTCATCCGATGTAAAGTTGCATTCTAATTCAAAATAGTCAAGTTCTGGTCGTGTAAAAGAGTATATTTTCATAATTCCTTTGGTTTCTTGTCCGTCATAGCATTTACAAGCTCTTCCCGAGTTTTTTTTAAACCCTCAATGTTATTCCCTGTGATTTTGTTTTCGATTAAATTAAACATACTTCTCATTAATAGA